CGCGGGTTCAACTCCCGCCAGCTCCACCAAATAAATCAAGGGGTTACGTGAAAGCGTAGCCCCTTTTTCTTAGGTAGTGGCGGCAAAATGGCGACAGACTTTTGCGTCCATCTTGCCTGTCGCCATCTTGAAATCATGCAAAAAGGTTTGACATGGAAGAACTTCACTTTGTTTACATCAATGCAAATGGTCGTATCGGTGTTCACTCAATACAGAGCATCAGTTATAGCGAAAATCACATACAGGGCATTTGTAAGAACACCGATCGAATAAAAACCTTCCGAAAAGACCGCATTCTTAAACAATACGATTCACAAGAACAAGCCATTCAGGAATGCGCGTCATTCCTCCCCGAAAACTACTCACATCTCACTAAGCAGTCAGGTCCGAAAAAAAATACATTCGATGTGTGTTTCACCGGATTTAAGAAAGCAGATAAAGAAAGGTTGGTTGATAAGGCGAATGAACAAGGATTAACGGTAAGAACATCTGTAACCCAAAACCTTCAGATGCTCTGTTGCGGTTACAATGCAGGCCCATCAAAAGTATCGGCAGCCAGGATGAAAGGCACTATCATCATAGATGAGCCTGGCTTTATACATTTTCTTGAAACGGGTGAGATCCCAGATGAATAAAAACCTGCCGTAGCAGGTTCTCTTTCTTAAAAATTCATATGGCCCTGACCACCTGGCAATGGATGTGGAGGGGCTGTGGCAATCACTGCAGGTGTCACAATAAACCGGACCACTGTTTCATGGGTAACAAAAGTGCTCCCGCAGTTAATATTTTGGCACTGGCAGTAACGCTCTTTGGTGCTTTCTGTTACTTGAAAACTGCTCCTTGTGTGCGCCGCATGACCACACTTTGGACAATTCATCATATCCAGATCCCTACCTTTGCTATCAGAATCATTGCAATGATACACAAAATATCAATATTGAGAACCATTTATTCCATTTCAAGATCACCAATTTTCACTTCAAGTTCAATACTGGTCGTAAAACCGTTATCCGGGCTGACGGTATGTGTCAGAGTCGTAATGGTCCATTCCGCATCATCTATTGGCTGTTTAAAGCCACTGACCTTCACAGGCATTTCCGTGTAGAGATCTGCCCGACCTTCCGCCAGTTGTAGCGAGAATGACGCAACACCGCGTTGCAGGCGTTCCCACTGCATTTTCGCCGCTCGTTCGGCGTTGCTCCGGTTGGCATAAGTGCGATTAAGTACCAGCACGTTTTCATCCGTCCCCACCAGATAATCGCCCTGCTTCGCTTCCGGCTCTTTCTTCTGCTTCTTAGTTCTGCGCTTACGCTTCACCGTGGTGCTTTCTTTCTTCGCGGGTTCGCGGGTATGCAACCAGCTGGCAATGACGCCCGTATAGGCTCCGCGATCTGCCAGGGTAAAGCGGTGACTGTCGCCGTCCTTACGCGTGATAGTGATCACCGGCAGTGGTTTACCGCTGGCGCTTTTGCCCTGTCCCTGCCGGATGAATAACAGATTGCCATTTTTCACCGACGCAATAGCACCGTACTGGCGCGCCAGTCGCATCAGAAAACTGCCGTCACTCTCATTGGTCTGGTCTATATGTTCCACGGGTTTATCTGACAGGTCTTTACCCAATGCCATCTTCAGTTTGTGCCGTGCAGCTATTTCCTTCACCACTTCCCCAACGGTGGTCTTGTGCCACGACTTTTCACGGCGGGTATTCAGCGTTTCACGAAAATCAGCACTTCGCGCCCGGATAGTCAGGCGGTCCGGTGCGCCAGTGTGTTCAATCTCGTCCACCGTGAATGCCCCTTTCGGGAAAAGCGGCTGCCCCTTCCAGCCCAGCGCCAGCGTAATAACCGCACCACGGCGCGGCAGCACGATTTTTCCGTCGGCGTCGTCCAGCTCCAGATCAAGCTGGTCTGCTTCAAAGCCCCGATTGTCCGTCAGCGTCAAACTCATCAGGCGGTTATCCAGCACAGTGGTGATATCCCTGCCCTCAATACTGATGCTGAATGCGGGAGTTTTGTTGCCTTTGTTAAGCAGTTCAGAGCTGAAATTCACGACAGCAGCCCTCCCACCGTTTTACTGATATCGCTTAAGGCAGACGTTGCCGTGTCCTGCAGATTATTCAGTTGCGCACTGAGATCACCGAACATATCGGACAGGGATTCATCCACCCGTTTGAGCGACAGGGTGAACTCAATCCGGCGCGGCATACCGTCGCGGAAAAACTCCGTTTTAGTCTGATTCAGTCCCTCAATCACATACATGCCGTAAATCGTGCCGCTGCCTTCAATCAGGGGCCATGCTTTCCCCTGTTCTGCCATCTGCTCCAGTACCAGCAACGACAGCCTGCCGCCTGTTATCTCCGGCATAAGAACACCAGAAAGCGTCAGCATGTCGTTGTCCGGTCCCAGAAACTGCGTGGACGGACGTCGGTTGACCCGGCTGTTTGCCGCATGTCGCCAGCTGCGTTGATACTGCAGTTCCTGATACGGCACAGTGCGCAGCATAAACACGTACAATCCCAGCACCATCATCATGCGTCGTATCCCCCCTGATCGCTGTAGTTACTCCTGGCTTTTGCCTTCAGCCTGCGTTCACGTTCATCAAGCTGGCGTGCCACCTCCCGCGCAATATCCTGCGCACTTTGTCCTGGCTGCGTCTGGATGATGATCTGCGTCGGTGCCTCAATCCGTTGAGCGGGCGGCACAGTGGCTGCACGACTCACCATCGCTTCGCCGCCTTTCGCGGGAAGTGCCAAAGGATGTAACGGCGGAAGCTCTGCAGGCGCGGCAGCAACGCCCATCATTCCGGCAACAACGGCAGCCAGTGCAGCTGTATTTCTCCGACTGGTCACGTTTGCCGGACCGTTGACAATTTCAGGCCCGTTTTCACCGACAATGCCGAACTGCCCGCGCGGGATATAGCCGCCGCTGTCATACATCCCCGCAAAGCCATATCCCCATGACGGAAAACCACCCGATGGCATCATCACTTTACCGTCTGCATTCACCGTCGCAGGTTGCTGACGCGTCACGCTTTCCGGCAGTTTCGCCTTTGCAGCCTCTTTACTGACAATACCGAGTTTCTCCAGCAACCAGGAAACGCCGGATTTCAGGGAGTCCAACGGATGCATGACCATATTCAGCCCTTCCGCCAGTGCCTCCCCGAATCGTCGCCCCATTGCCGCTGCGCTCTGCAGTTCGGCAGAGGTCGACTTAACAGGCGTCAGCAGATCAGTAAACCAGCCCCACAACGCCTGTACTTTGTCGCCAATCCACTGGAACACGGGCTTAAGCGGTTCGAATGCAGCACTGATGGGACCTGCCGCCGCTTTGAATCCTTCCACCACGCCACCGAGAAATGCGGTGATGGATTGCCAGTATTTCCAGACAACCAGCGCCACGCCCGCCAGTGCAGTAACCACAAGACCTATCGGACTGAGCAGAGCACCTAACAGACCAGATACGGCATACAGGGCAACGCGCAGCATCGCCAGCGGACCGGATGCCAGCACACGCAGCACCGCGCCTGCGGCAGCCAGTCCACCGCGTAGTGCTGCCAGTGGATTCATAAACATCACAGCAACCGCACGTAAACCGGATAATCCAGACCGCAACAGTGCAACCGGCACACCTGCTACAGTTTTCAGGACATTCCCCGTCAGTGATGCGGTGCGGCGCAAAGACGACAACGGCGCAGTAAGTAAACCCGCTGCGTTGCCCGATGAAGCAAGCCCGCGTCGCAGCAGTGCCAGTGGAGCGCCAGCTAACCAGGACAACGCGCTGCTGGTTCGTGTTACTGCTGCCGTAACGGAAGGTAACGTTTTGATACCCAGCACAGAGAATCCCAGACGGATGACTGCCAGCGGCCCCAGCACTGCAGCCAGCGCCACCGCTAAGGTGCCGAGGCCTACGGTAACCGCAGCCACAACAGCCGCTACTTTCATCAGTGTGCCTGTCAGTTCCGGGTTAGCTTCCACCCAGCGGCGCAACGCCCCCGTGATGCTTTTTACCGTGTACAGAATATCCATCAGCGGCTGGCGCAGCGTTTCGCCCAGGCTGCTGAAGGTGTTCTGCGCTCCGGTTTTGACCAGCAACCACTGAGCGGAAAGTGAGTCTTTGTTGATGTCGGATTCTTTCTGCATGGAACCGAGCGCATCATTGCCCGCTGTCAGTTTTAGCTGGCGCTGCAGTTCCGGAAGGTTGTTTGCCAGTTTCGCTGCATCATCACCAAACTCTTTACCAAACAACATGGTCATGGCAGACAGACGCTTGTCCTGCGGCAGTGCGTTCACCTTCTCCAGCACACGCTGGATAGTTCCCATCGCATCCTTCGTCATCTGCTTTTCAATCACTTCAGGATTGAGTTTCAGCAGATTCATCCCTTCAAAGAAACTCTTACTTTGCATGGTGGCAATGGACAATTCACGCACCATCGCGTTTGCTGCACTGGCAGCAACCTCCGGCGCAGCGCCCAGTGTCAGGAAGGTGGAACCCAGCGCCGCCGCTTTACGATAATCCAGACGATCTGCCACACCGCCCAGGCGTTGCATGACATCAATGATGTCTGACCCTTTCGACATGGCGTTATCATCCAGATAGTTCAGCGCATCACCGAGCTGTTCAATATTGCGGGTAGGGATTTTGTAGAGCTGGGCGATTTTCCCCAGACTTTCTGACAGTTCATCCGCTGGCAGCTCAAAGGCTGTTGCCGCCTTTGCTGCCGTGCTGGCGAAGGCCAGCAGGTCACGTTTCTGGTCTTCCCAGCTGTCGTCAGGATTTGCGACGTTCATGCGCGCACCACCTTCAACCAGTGCGGCAAAGTCCACAGCACCGTTTTCCATCGGCAACTGTTCGCTGGCAGCCTTGATGGCATCCTGCATTTCGTAAAAACGCGCAGTGCGGTTGCCATTATCATCACGCAGACCATTGACCTGCTTTGCCACACCTTTCATGGCATCTTCCATGCTGGTATAGCTTTTTACTGCTGCCATCACTGGCGCACCCATTGCCAGCCCTGCAGCCGTGGTAGTGGCTCCGGCTCCTGCGATGCGATCGCGCACTTCAAGCCGTCTTGAGTATTGTTCTCTGGCAGCGTTCATCCGTGCCTGTTGTTCACCCAGACGTTTAAGTGCTTTTTGCTGGCCCTCCAGTGCCTGCCTTGTTTCTTCAGCATTTTTCTTAAGTTCTCGCTGGGCACTACTGAGTTGTCTGGTATCAATCCCTGATTCTTTAAGTGCCTGACGTTGTCTCTGGACCGCCCCCAACAAGCCGTTATAGGTCTGCTGAAGTTCCTGTACTCGTGTTTTGGCCTGACTGAATAACTTTGCCTGCGCGGCGGTTGGCCTGTTAGTGGCAGCAAATTGTGTGGCGAGTTTTGCCGCCTCTTCGCGGGCTGCGTTCAGGTTGTTGGCTGTTATGGCTAGTTGCGAGCGCGTCTTGCGAAATTCATCAATTCTGCCAGCCTGCTTATTCAGTTCTTTGAGGCTGTTTCGGGTATTCTGAATTGCGCCAGCCAGCTCTTTCGAACTGGCCTGTGCAACACGGAATGGGCGGGTGAGTTTGTCAACCGCATTAAGAATGACCTGCAGCCGCAGGTTGTTATCACTCATCGTTGGCCCCGCTTCTCTGAATCGCTTTATACCGCCATTCCAGCACTTCGGTCAGCGGCATAACGTCAGTAACGGATGGCGGCCAGTGAAAGATGGTGGCGATATCAGCCACCAGATCGTCAACCGTCAGGCTGTCGGTAAACCGGCAAGCACCGACTTCTTCAACAAAAAAGTGACAACCTCAACCGACATGGCAGTGAGATCTGCCGGGTCCATCTCTGCAATTTCCTGTGCAGTCAGTGCCGGACTGGAGATACGGGGGATCACGGTCATCATCGCGTTCACATCCATATCCATAATGGCCTGCAGGCGTGTACCGCGCAGCGCACCGGACTGCGGTTTACGCAGCACAATTTCGGTGATTTCTGTTTTACCGCGCTTGATGGGGGTATCCAGTTGAATAGTCTTTTCAGTCTGCTTATCGCTCATTTTGCTGTCCTGTAAATTGGGTTCTGGCGCGGTATCCCGCGCCGTTCAGATACATCAGAGGCCGAGGGCGTTGCGGTGCGCTTCCATCAGGTCCACACCGTCCACAATTTCCACCATGTTGATAAGGTCCACTTCATAGAGCACCTCACCATTGATGGTCAGCTTCGCGTAGCTGTTGGTACTGGTCACTTTGGTGGTGTTGCTTTCGCCCGTCTTCCACTCGCCGGAATCCACTTCTTTGTGACGTCCACGCACCACAAGCTCCACGGCCTGCACTTCCCCGGTATCGTCACGCTGGATAGAGCCGGTAAAGCGCAGCTGAATGCCATCTACCGTGGCTTTGCCCATCTGCTTAAACAGCAGCAGTTCAGTACCACCAATGGAAAATTCTGTGTCCAGCGCACTGTCATCAAGCCCCAGATCCACATCCACTGCACCCGGCATTCCGCCGCCGCGATACTTCTCATATTTGCGGGTGAATTTCGGCAGCGTCAGCGACTCAACGATCCCCTGCCAGTTGTTCCCGTCGTTAAACAGGTTCAGATGTTTTAATTTGCGTGGTAAAGCCATGTTGTCCCCTTACGCGCTGACCTGGCTGGCGAAATTCACCAGGTACTGATCGGTGATGCGCTGGCGCAGCATCAGATTTTCAAGTGGCGGCACTGGCGTGTAGTCATAGTCGATGGTGAGTTTTCCGGCTTTCAGCGTGTCTTTGTCGTTCACCGACTCATCCAGCCAGCAATCACCACCAATGAGATAGCCCTGACTGACCAGGCTGCGTATTTTGGCGCGGATACCTTCGATAATGTCGCGGGCCAGCGACGGGTTAAGCGGTTTATCCACCGCCCACATGTGTGCTTCTGCCATTGTGTCCGTCAGCACCTGCGCCGTGCGGGTGTAGTTTTCGAAGGCAAAAAGCGGATCATCGCTCAGACAGCGGGAACCCCAGAAGCGGAAACCGTCTTTACGCACAAGCGTGGTGACGTCGTTCTGGTTCAGCAGACCTGCATCGGTTGCCGGGTCCTGCAGATCCCAGAACACATCTGCAGAAATTCCGGTGACACCGTTCACGCCCACGTTGGACAGGCTTTTGTGCCACCCGGTCTGCTCATCAATTTTGGCACGCAGACCAAGTGCACGGGCGGTGGCATATGCCGTTGCTTCGGCATTCAGCACCGTGTCCCAGCCAGTAAAGTCGGGCCAGATCAGCATTCCTTCGCGCTGGCTGAAGTTTTCACGGTAAGTGATCGCCTCCTGTACCGTCTTGCAGCCATACGCTGACAGGTAAGCAAACCCACGCAGGCTTTGCGCCACGCTCAGCAACTCAGTCGCAACGGCTTTGTTATCGTGACCTGGCACGCCGAGAATGCGCGGTTTAACGCCGAGCTGTGACTGGGCAGATAACAGAGCTTTCATGCCTGTTTTTTTACCTTCAGCAGTCACTGCGCCGATGATATTGGTCGTGGTTTCTTCTTCCGTTTCACCCTGCGGCACACGCACAACAACGGTCACGGGTTTTGCCTGGTCAGCGATGGCATCCAGCGAACGGGCCAGCGTGCCGGACTCACCCGCTTTACCGCTGGCAGTCAGCACATCAGTGATCAGCACAGGTTTGTTAAGAGGAAACATTTTTGCATCGGCATCATCGCCCGTGCAGACCATGCCCACGATGGCGGTGCTCACCGTGGTAATGGATCGGGTGCCTTCGTTGACTTCAACAACGCGCACCCCGTGGTGGTAATCCTGAGCCATAGTGGCGAACCTCCTGATTGGATTAGGCTTCGCCCTATGTTGAAGTGATTGTGCCTGACAAACAGCTAAGCGCAGTTGTACCGTTATTCACACAAAATGACGGTATTTGTCTACTTGCAGGGATAATCAAAATAATGCTGATTCAGGGGGATTCATTACTCTTATTTGCCGGAAATTTTCTATAAATTGTGGAAACACCCACATCAAAAATCAGTGCAATACGCTGTCTTGATTCTCCGGCCTCGAGTAAACGCCCAATCTGTGCCCACTGTTCGGTGGTCAACTTAGGACGGCGTCCACCTACTCTGCCTTTGGCACGAGCTGCAGCCAGCCCTGCCCTGGTACGTTCAACTATCAGTTCGCGTTCCATTTCAGCCAGGACACCCATGACATGAAAAAAGAAACGGCCCATTGGGGTACTGGTATCAATACTGTCAGTCAGGCTTCGGAAATTCACACCACGCTGGCGCAACTCCTCTATCAGCGTAACAAGATGCCGCATACTGCGCCCCAACCTGTCCAGCTTCCAGACAACCAGCGTGTCTCCTGCCGATAGTGTCCTGAGCAGCTTTTTCAGCCCCGGTCTGTCGGACTTAGTGCCACTGATTTTATCCTCAAAAATCCGCTCACATCCCGCGCAGTTCAGTGCATTACGTTGCAAATCGGTGTTCTGGTCATTTGTTGACACGCGTACATAGCCAATAAGCATGATCATCCCCCTGAATAAAAACCGGAGATGATGCCAGTTAGCCGTTATCTCTGCATTTTCATAAACGTTGGTTTTGGAGAGCGGTTACTGGAGGCTGATGGGTACTTTGAATTACCGGGAGGATTGCTGCTGCAATGGGGGCACGGCTCGATTCATGCGTCAAGTGCCATTATACAGTTTAAGAAGTCGTTTAACGTCACTCCGTTCATTGTACTGCCGCATAAAATCACAACTGATGGTCGGTATGTGACGTCATCTGATTATACCTTAACTAGCTTTAGCCTTTATGGATGGAATGGAAACGGCACGGTAAACAATATTGACAGCTATACGTATTTTGCACTCGGGATGTAAGAGAAAGCCGCGTAGAGCGGCTTTTTATTTAGGTTGAGGAGGGCCAAACAATATCTGGAGCGCTGGATACGTCCACCGCTTCCAGCGCATCAAGATAATCCAGCCATAAATTGTACTGCGTTAATTCATCATCTTTCAGGCGTCCAAGCACCGATTTGCCAGGCCACTGCTTACTGTTTATGTATTCGTTAACCTGATTAATCAATTGCTGCTTTTCCAATTCGGCTGCGGCAATTTGTTCCTCATGAGTTGGTGGTGGAATATCAATCCATGCTGGCATTCCGTCGATGACACCTCTGTATTTTCCTTCTGGTGCTTCCTTCATAAATTCGGCGGCAACAGTGTCGTCAATTTCGATTCCATCATCGGGCCATTCGCCGGATTCCTGATAAGCGATTTTAAGCTCCACAGGGAAAAACGCATTTTTATCGGCACTGAAAATATATTTCTGCATTTCTACCGTCCTATCGAAATATAACTGAATCTGTATTGCTGTGAGATATTACTGGTTGCCACACGCCACGCTGAATTACTGATATGTTCAAAATTTACAGACAAAACCTGCGGGGCAGGATTCGACGGGTCTGACTGAACGGCATCAGACATAACACTGACTGAAACCATTGGCTGATTAGGGAATGGTATAGGGAAGTGTCCACTGATAAAGCGAGTCGTGTTTCCTGAAAAAGTGCCAAACTGAACAATATATCCACCTGGTAGCCTGAACCATCCCGAACCAGAAGCGAATGCTCCCATATCCGGTATCTGACCTGAACCTGTTCCCACATCCCGTTTTGCCGCTTCTCCCAAACCAAGGTATGCGAGAAGACCAGCGACATCCTTTCCACTCAAATTAGTCAGCGTATTGTCCAGCGGTTGTTTACCTGCCAGCGCATTAAGCATTGTCGTGGCAAAGTTCGGATCATTCCCCAACGCCGACGCCAGTTCGTTCAGTGTATCCAGTGCCGCAGGTGCAGAACCTACCATTGCTGCAATCGCCGATTTCACAAAAGCCGTGGTGGCAATCTGTGTATTGTTGACCGACTGTGCAGCAGTGGGGGCTGTTGGCGTTCCGGTGAGTGCCGGACTCGACAACGGCGCTTTCAGTGCCAGCGCATTGTTAATGGTGGTACTGAAATTCGGATCATTGTTAATGGCTGCGGCTATTTCTTTCAGCGTGTCCAGCGTGGCTGGCGCACCATTAATAAGAGCCGTCAGTGCCGCCTGAACAAACGCGGTGGTCGCAACCTGCGTGGTGTTATTCCCTGCCGCTGGAGTTGGCGCTTTTGGTGTCCCGGTAAACGTCGGACTTTCTTTGGGTGCATACTGTGAATGCGGGTCCGGTGCGGCAAGATGTTTTGCCATCTGATCATCCACGTACACCTTCAGCTCCAGTACCTTGTCATCCACATACTTGCGGGTTGCCAGCACTACGGCAGGGTCGATTTTCAGGGTGATATTGTCCGTGCTGCTGGTAATCAGCACCATGCGCACGGTCTGGGTACGCCCGCTGCCTTCAGCCAGTTGCGGCTTATAGCTTTCCGGGCAGTTGCCCACGGCAATCAATGCCCCGGACTCATCAAACAGGCCCACTTCACGTATCCACCAACCGCCCTCGTTTTCAGGGATCACCTGTTCAGCAATAATCTGGCTGCTGTTCTGCGGGTCGATATAGAGCATATTCAGCGCAGCCCGGCGTTTCTCATTTACCAATGCTGTCTGCTTGGCGTCCGGCGTTGGCAATGTTCCGCCGCCATCGCCCACCGCCATATGGGTAATTTTTAGCGGCACACCGAGCGCGGCGGCGCTGGCAAGTTTCGCCGCGCCAATATCCGTCAGCAGGGTATAAAATTTTGTGCTCATGGATTCACTCTCATTGTGTCAATAACATGGACCGCCCCGCCTTCATGCGCGGTGCCGCCGGAAATAATTGTTTCGTTGATATACGGATAGATCGTGATTTCTTCGCCAAGATAGCTGGCGGCCCCCACCCAATGCGGACCGCTGGTCTGCAGATTGATGGACATGCCGATCATGTGACGGCTACATGGTTTGGCATCGCTTATCAGCCGCTCAAGTTCCAGATAGGTATCTTCAGTGATGCCCTGGTCCTGCACGCCGATATCCAGGCGAAACGTGCCCGGTGTTTCTCCGGTCTGCCACCACTCAATAATGCGGATCAGGAATCCGAACGGTTCCACCACCCGCCGCACGGCACTGGTAGTTCCTTTATGCTGATGAATATAAAAAGCATCCTTCACTACCTGGCGTTTGACGCTTTCTGTCCAGCCCTCGTCCCAGCGATCCACAGAGAACGCCCAGGCGAGATAAGGCAGGAAGCTGACCGGACAGGTAGCCGGATTCCACAAGTCACGCAGCGGCACCTGCAGATCAGAAATCCCGCTACAGGTTTGCGCCAGTCGGCGCTCCAGTGAAGTTGAACCCGGTGGCAGCAGACTATTCATCCGTTCCTCCGTTGGTTACGCTCCACTGCGTACATGATGCCGCCTGTGTTTTGTTCAGGACCACATCCGCCAGCGGAGAAGCCAGTTCCACACGTTGAACACCCTCAACATGCAGAGCAGCAAAGATGGCGCTACGGCGAATATCCCGACCAAGCCTCGTCTGGCTGGCAATGTACTTCTGCAGACTGGCTTTTGCCGCTGCCATTACCGGCTCTGCTTCCGGTCCCGGATAGAGAAAAATGGTGGCTTCCACGCGATACGGGATGATTTCTGCGCTGCGAACCGTAAGACGGTCAGCCACCGGGCGGACGTTCTCACTGTTCAGAGCTTTTTCCACCACGTCCAGCAGGTCTTTTTCTGCAGTTCCATCGCCTTCGCGGCTAAGGACAGTCAGCACCACCTCTGCAGGTGCCGGGCTGGTTGCACTGGCATCCGCCACCCGACCGTCGGCGCTTCGGGCATGAAATTCATAAGCTGCAGTTGGCCCCGCAACTGAAAGCCCTTCAAAGGCTGCAGGCACACGCAGGCGTAACGCTTCATCGCTTTCCATCACAGCTGCAACGGGCGGCACAGCGTCATTATCAGCAGGCGTCACCGTCAGGCGTTTCACGTTGTAGTTGGCGGCGAGCTGGTCCAGATCGCCCCCTATGGCATAAGCCACCATCACCGCCTGCGCGGCTTCGTTAATGCGCTGGCGCAGAAGCAACTCACGGTAAGCATTCTCCTGCAACAATTTGGTGACGGGTTCAGATTCCAGTTCCAGCGTGCGGATCACTGCTTCCTGCTCATCTTTCGGATGAAGCGCCACAAATTCTGCCTTGCGTTCGGCAAGCAGCGTCTCAAAGTCCGGCACATCCACAATCTGCGGCGCAGGCAACTGCGAAAGGTCAATCACTGCCATTCTCTGCTCCTGTTGATACGGAAAGGGAAACAGGCACACCGTTATTACGCCGCCCGGTCAGCTCCACCACCATTGAACCGTCAAAATTGCTGTTAATGGTGATGGAATCCAGCGTCAGCCGTGGCTCCCAGCGACTCAGCGCCACATACACTGCCGACATGACCTGCAGGCGTAATGCCGGATTTTGTGGCTGGTCTATCAGTGCCGACAGCAGGGAACCATATTCCCGACGGGCAATGCGGCTACCCTGCGGCGTCAGCAAAATGTCCCGCACCGACTGGCGCAGATGATCAATATCAGTAATGGCTTTACCGCTGGTATTGTTCATCCCGCTATAAAGCGTCATACCGGGCCTCCGGTTGTGTCGCCGCCTTTCAGGACGTCAGTATGCTGATGCGCATCAACCACGATCCCGTTAGAACTCATCGCTCCGCCGCCCTGGGTAACGCCACCATTGATCACCACTTCGCTGTTAATGCGCGTGCGGTCAGCCTCCAGTACAAACTCACTGGTTTTCATGGTGATGTTGTCAGCGGCCTCAATGACCATGGATTTGATGCCCCTGACATACCAGCGCCCGGTAGTGGGTTCGTATTCAAACCAGCCGCCGTCAGGATGTTCTGTCACGCAGGCGTCTGCCGACGTCGACGGTGGTGCGAACTGATTCGAATAGACAGCGGGCAGCGCAAAGGCAGTTTCCAGATTGCCGCCCAGACTCAGCAGCACCACCTGCTCACCTTCCGATGGTCGCCACCATGTGCGGGCATTCCCGGCACGCAGCGTCAGCCAGCTGATCCAGTTGGTTTCAAGCTCGCCCGTTTTCACCCGGCAAAGCCAGTTTTCCCGGTCCACTTCGGTGACTACACCAGTGCGGATCAGGTTGGTGATAAGGCGCATGATTTCGGTTAGTTGTGCGTTCATAGGGTTAGGTTGCACGGACCTTGAATCTATGGCATCAATACGTCCTTGTGTGGTAAATGACACAAATACAATTCCAATCAAAGAAAGGTAAAAGAATGAGCCACCCAATTGATTATTACGCTATAGAAGAACACGCAAGAATAATTGAGCAATTATGCTGTTCATCTGAATTTTATTTACAGCGTATATATTCCACACAGAAAGTATATGATGGTTCTATAGTAACTGAATTTGAAATGGAGGAGTTATCGTACAACGGATGGTTGGAATATACCATTAGCAACAATCTTATTAGCCTTTGTACAAAACTACGAATTCTCCAAGACACTAGTGAACATGAGTGGAACCCAGATTACTCACCTGAGAAAGAAGCATTTGAAGAACATGAAAATATACTTTTTGTTATAGATGGTCATGTTAAAGATTCTATACGCGAATGCTGCAATAAAATTATTCACGCATTAAGTTTTGAGTTAACAAAAAAGACCGGCAAAAATGGAATAAAATATTGGGACGGTTCTATTATTGCTTCTGG